GGTTACAACAGACCACATATACATCCCAATAGTTTATTTAGCGGTGTATACTATGTAAAATCACAGCCTAATTCAGGTAAACTTGTATGTAATGATCCAAGACCAGGTATACAAACAAATATGCCTATAAGAGTTAAAGGACAACCTCCGAAACATTTGTGGAGAGAAATACACCTAGAACCAAAAGAGGGTAGAATACTTATGTTTCCTTCTTGGTTATGGCATTGTGTTGAACCTAATGAATCAAATGATATAAGAATATCAGTAAGTTTTAATTTTATACAAAATGGCTTTCAATAAATATCAAGTAATCAAAGGTGCAGTTAGCTATGAATTAGCTAATTTTATATTTAACTATTTTCTACTCAAACGAGATGCAGTTAAATGGATGTATGATAACAACATTACTTATGACAATGGTATGTTAGGCACGTGGACTGATCAACAAATACCTAATACTTTTTCATGTTACGCTGATAATGTAATGGAGACTTTATTGGTTAAGATGCTACCAGTCATGGCCCAAGAAACAGGATTAGATTTAGTTCCAACTTATTCATATGCAAGAATATATAAAAATGGTGATGAATTAAAAAGACACAAAGACAGACCTAGTTGTGAGATATCTACTACGTTAAATTTAGGTGGTGACCCTTGGCCTATATTTATAGATGGTACAGGTGCAGATTCTGTCATTGATGAGTATAAAAATATACATAAACCTAACGCTCCAAAAGGTACGAAAGTCTTGCTTGAAGTAGGAGATATGTTAGTATATAGTGGCTGTGAACTCGAACATTGGCGGGAGCCTTTTGAAGGTCAAGTTTGTGGTCAAGTGTTTTTACATTATAACCACAGGAATGGTCCGTTCGCTGAAAAAAATAAGTTTGATAAACGACCATTATTGGGTATTCCACCAATAAGGAATATGTAATAGAATGAGGTTATATGCTACAAAAAATAGGATTCCAACCAGGATTCAATAAACAGATTACAGAGACCACAGCCGAAGGACAATGGGTTGATGGTGACAACGTACGTTTTAGATATGGTACACCTGAAAAAATCGGTGGTTGGTCACAATTAGGAGAATCCAAACTTACGGGAGCTGCAAGAGCTTTACATCACTTAGTCAATAAATCAGGAAACAAGTTTTCAATTATAGGTACAAACAGGATTTTGTATGCTTATACAGGTGGTGTTTATTATGATATTCACCCTATTAAAACTACAACAACTTTATCAAATGCATTTAGTACAACGAACGGTTCGCCAACAGTCACGATAACATTTAGCACGGACCACGGAATACAAGAAAACGATATTATTCTTTTAGATAATTTTACAGCAATAACTAATTCTAATTTTTCAGCATCAGACTTTGATGATAAAAAATTTATGGTCACATCTGTTCCAACAGGAACAACTTTAACTATTACAATGCCATCTAATGAAACAGGTTCAGGTGCTACAACATCTGGTGGAATTAGAGTACAGCATTATTATCCAGTTGGACCCGCAGAACAATTGCCTGGTTTCGGTTGGGGATTAGCTTCTTGGGGTGGAACTGTAACAGGTGAAGCAAATACAACTTTAAATGGAGGTATTAATTCATCAACTACAACTATTGTATTAACTGATGCATCTCAGTTTCCAAGTTCAGGTACAAACTTTATACAAATAGGCACAGAAGAAATTTCATATACAGGTATAAGCACTAATACTTTAACAGGTGTTACTAGAGGAGTTAGAAACACAACAGCTGCAACTCATTCAAATGGTGCAACTATATTAAACAGTTCAGATTACATTGCATGGGGTGAAGCAGCCTCTGGTGATTTAGTTATTGATCCAGGTTTATGGTCTATTGATAATTTTGGAGATAAAGTAATTGCACTAATTCACAATGCACAAGTATTTGAATGGGACTCAAATGCAACGAATGCTGTAACAGTAAGAGCAAGTATTATATCAGGTGCACCAACAGCGTCACGTGATATGTTAGTATCTACACCTGACAGGCACTTAGTATTTTTTGGAACAGAAACAACTATTGGAACACCATCTACACAAGATGAAATGTTTATTAGATTTTCAAACCAAGAAGATATTAACACATATCAACCAACAGCCGTTAATACTGCTGGTACACAAAGACTAGCTGATGGATCTAAAATTACAGGTGCAGTTAGAGGTAGAGATGCAATCTATGTTTGGACAGATACATCTTTATTTACTATGAGATTTATTGGTCAACCATTTACTTTTGGTTTTCAACAAGTAGGAACTAACTGTGGATTAATTGGACAGAACGCTGCAATTGAAGTTGATGGTGCTGCGTATTGGTTTTCAGAAAATGGTTTCTTTAAATACTCTGGTAATTTAGAGACTATGATTTGTTTAGTAGAAGATTTTGTTTTTGATGATTTAAATACAACTGCTAACCAATTAATAAATGTTGGATTAAATAATTTGTTTGGTGAGATTACTTGGTTTTACTGTACATCAGGATCAACTGTAATTAACAGATGTGTAACATATAATTATCAAGACTCATCTCCACAAAGACCTGTTTGGACAACAGGAACTTTAGCAAGAGGTGCATGGCAAGATTCTTCTGTATTTGGTTTACCTCACGCAACTTTTTTTAATGCAAGTGATGATGCATCGTTTGATGTTCAGGGAAATACTGAAGGAAGTACCATATATTTTGAACATGAAAAAGGAACTGATCAAGTAGCTAGTGGAACAGTTACAGCCATTACTTCTAGTATTGAATCAGGTGACTTTGATATTACTCAAAGAATTGTAGGTAATCAAATGACAGGTATTGCTGACTTTAAAGGAGATGGTGAGCACCTTATGAAGATTAGAAGATTTGTACCTGACTTTTTATCACAAACAGGGAACACTCAAATAACACTGCAGCTTAGAAATTATCCAAACAATTCTCAAGCAAGTTCACCACTTGGACCCTTTACAATTACAAGTTCTACTGATAAGATAGACACTCGTGCAAGAGCAAGAGCTATATCTTTAAAAGTAGCTAATACTGGTACTTCTCAAAGTTGGAAGTTAGGTACTTTTAGATTAGACACACAACCTGATGGAAGACGATAATGGCAATAGAAAAAAATACACCACAACTTGTAAAAAAAGGTAAAGGTAAAAAAAGACCTGGGTATAGAGGTGGTGGAGCTGATATGGGAGGTGTTGCTGATTCACAAGGTAATGTTGGTCCTGGTGTAGGAGGAGGAGGTCCTCCTGGAAGTGATAATTCTGGGCCAGATGATAGAAGTTCTAAAGCACAAACTGCTGCACATAATGCAGCTGTGGCTGCAGCACAAGAATCTAATAGAGCAGAAAATGCAAAAAATAAAACTAGGTTTGGTTTTAACAAACCAAAAAGTAAATTTGGTGGTGTAGGTGGAATACTTAGTAGTCTACTTGGTTTAGTTAATCCAGCATTTGGTTTGCTTTCCAAAGGTTTAGGATATTTAGGAAGTAAAGTAGGTGATCTTAGAGGATATAATGAAGATGGAACTCCAAGAACCCAAGCAGAATATGAAGCAATGGTTGCTGATAGAAAAATTCAAGGAAGCATAAACAATATGACTGATAGAATGTTAGCAGGTAAAACTTTTAGTCAAACAAATTTAGATAACTTGATGGGAATGACTGATAGATTTGGTAATCCATTTGGTACTAATTTAGGTAACATTGATAATGTTAGAGGAAGTAATTTAAGAGGTATATTAAATTCTGGTGTGTCTACGGGTGTTACACCAATAGGTGTTAATGTACCTACGGGTATTCAAACTATAGATGTAGGTTATAATAATCCAGCTTTTGAAAATAATCTTATGGCAGGCCTAACTAAGATGCAACAAAAAATGTTATCGGGTCCTCAAAAAAATTTAAGAGACATAATGGGTACTTCTGATCAAGAAATATTAAATAATATTTCTCCATTTAATGATCCTAATGATCCAGCAACTATTGAAGAAGTACAAAGTTTTTATACAACATAATGGCAAAGATAACCGTAGTATTTACAAGACCCAATAAAGAATACAGACAGCAAGATGCTGATTCTTTAGTTAGAGATTTAGATGGACTGATTGAAAAATTAAACTCAACTTTCCAACAAGATTTAAGAGATGAGCAATCAAGGTTTACTTGGTTTACCTCAGCAAGCTCAGGAGTAAATAATGGCTAATAGATATAAAAACTCACAGTTTGATTTAACAACTACTGACGCTACAGATATTTATACTTGCCCATCAGAGTCAAGAGCTATTATACAAAATATACAAGTTGCAAATGTAGGTGGTTCTAATGTAGAATTAAAAGGTTTTGTATTTGATAATTCTGCATCAAAAGCTTTTCAGTTTGCTGAACAAACTATAAATACAGGTACATCCAGATCATTAAATAATGGTACAGTTATATTAGAAGAAAGTGACAAGTTACAATTACAAGCAGCAACAGCCGACATATTTGAAGGCACAGTATCAATATTAGAATTTGATAGAACATAGGAGAAAAATGCAAGTCTTAAAACCAGAGAAAATAATAGAAAAAATAACTAACCTTAAAACAGGCGAGGAATATAAGGACGATAATGATTGGAAATCAAAGGGAATACCTGAAGAAGATATTCGAAGAGATATAAAAGTTCTTATGCCAAGCCTTGATATTTTTGGAGAAACGAAATAAGATAGATAAATTATGGCAATTTCAAGATCAGATATGAATAGACAACTCTACGATGAAGGTGGAATTATTACTTTAGATCAAGCTAAAGAAATGGCTCCTCCAGGAGAATCACTAGCTTATATTAATCCAGAAGAAGCTGCACTTTTAAAATCATTAGGTGGAGCAGGAGAAGATATTAACGGAACAGGGATCAAGTCATATTTTTTAAAAAAAGTTTTTAGAAAAGCTAAAAAAGCTGTAAAGAAAGTTGCTAAAAGTAAAATAGGTAAAGCTGCATTATTAGCAGGATTAACATTTGGTATACCTGGAACACAGTTTGGTGGTCTTGCAGGTAAGGGTGGATTAAGTTCTTTTTTTGGATCAGGAAGTTTTAATCCATTAAAAACTGGGTTTGGATATAAAAGTGGTTTAGGTAATTTATTAGGAAAAGCAGGTTTAGCAAAAGGAACGTCTTTAACAGGTTTAGGTAAACTTGCAGGTATTGCTGGATTGTCAGGTCTTGGTGGACTAATGGCTGCTGGTGAACAAGATGAGGATGATGAAACAGATATTAGTAAATTAGATAGAGGTGGAGGATTAGACATTGCAGATATAGTTAAACGTGCAAGATTGCAAGACTCTGAATTTAGATTTTTACCTGGTGCAGAATTTACAGATGCCTACGCTGCAGAAGGTGGAAGAATAGGCAAACAAGAAGGTGGTGAAGTAAATAAAACAATTTCTATGATAAAAGATATGTTAAATAAAGGAATGGATGATAGCACTATTTCAAGTATAACGGGAGCATCTCAAGAAGAAATAAACATAATTAAAACTAAACAACGTCAAGATAAAGCTAGAGGTGGAATTACAGAACTAGATGCAGGAGCACCTGATATAAAATTAGAGGGAGATGTAAAACCAGAAAACATGAAAATGGCTCGTTCTAATATGATGAACAAAAGAAGAAATGCTCTTCAAGGTGCATTTGAAATGGCTTTAGAAAAATATATGAGTAATAATAATGTTGATGTTGTTCCAATAGATATTCAAGAAGGTATATTTAATAATCTTCAAAGAAAAATGTTAGGTAGAGCTGAAGGTGGACTTATGAATTTAGATGGTTTAGAGATGGACCTTAGAGGTGGTGGATTTGTACCACTAGGAGCTAAAGAAAAAGCTGACGATGTACCAGCAAGACTATCTAAAAATGAATTTGTAATGACAGCAGATGCAGTCAGAGCAGCAGGTGGAGGAAGTGTTGATAAAGGCGCAGATAAGATGTATAGTATGATGAAAAATTTGGAGTCTCAAGTATAATGGCAATAACAGAAACTAGAAATTTACCCGCACAGTTTATAGAAGATCTTGGAAAAGATTATGCAAAACAATTAACAGCAGCAACTGCTATTCCTGTTGATACTTCTAAGTTTGCACCAACAGTTGCAGGTCAAGATGCATTACAAAAACAAGCAGCAACATTAGCTGGATCTGGTGTTGGATCTTTTCAACCATTTATAGATCAAGCAAAAGCACAAGGAACAGCTGCTGGTCAGACAGTAGGAGATGTTGGAACTACACTAAGTGGTATTGCTGGTTTAACTGGAGCACCAACTTCATCTCAAGTACAACAATACATGTCACCATATCAATCACAAGTAATTGATACAACATTATCAGAATTCGATAGACAAAGAGCTATACAAGAAAAATCTATTGCAGATCAAGCAATTGCATCAGGAGCATTTGGTGGTGGTAGAGAAGGTGTACAAAGAGCAGAGTTTGCGTCTCAATCAGGAAGAGACAGAGCAGCACTTCAAGCACAAATGTTACAACAAGGTTTCGGTCAAGCGCAACAAGCTAGACAACAAGATATTCAAAACAGATTTGGTTTAGGACAAGCGCAATCTGGATTAGCACAACAACAATTAGGATTAGGTTCATTCCAATCTGGACTAGCAGGTCAAGTACCACAATTACAAAGAGCAGATATTTCAACTCTTGGTCAAGTAGGTGCAGCACAACAAGCACAATCGCAAGCTGAATTAGATGCAGCAAGACAAGGTGCAAGAACAGCAGCTTATGAACCATTAGAGAGATTAGGATTCTTTGGTCAAGGTGTAACTGGATTGATGGGTGGATATCCAGGACAATATCAATTTCAATCAACACCAGCAGCATCACCATTACAAACTGCATTAGGATTAGGTACAGGACTAGCAGGAATATTCGGAGCATTGAAGTAACATGATGAATCGTATTTTAAAACGACCTATGTTTAGAATGGGTGGTCGAAGTGACGATGGTATTATGTCTGTTAGACCAGGATATGCTGAAGGAGATTCTGTAAGAGCTGATATTGAAAAAGAAATTTATCCAAGTAATTTACTTGGAGATACGAGTAGATTATTATCAAACATAGATGATGCTGTGTATAATTATGGACTTAGACCATTAGGTAATTTAGCAAATTATGTTGTTGGCACAGGAGACGGTATTAATACAATTAAAAAAAGAGATTCTGTTGAAGACAACATTGACAATCTTATAAAAGCAAGAGGATTAGATATTGATGGAATTGATTTAATAGGCTCTGCTCAGGCATCAGAAAATAATTTACCCCCTAGTTTAAGAGGTAAAAAAACAGATACTACTGATTCTACCACGGATGATCAAACAAAAGAACTTTCTGACAATGATCTTAAAACAATGTATGAAGATTTATTACCATTATTTAAATCAGAATTATCTGCAGATGAAGATGAATTAAAAAGACAAAAGTATTTAGAACTAGCTAAGTTCGGTGCAAATATATTAGCACAACCTGGTGGAGACTTAATTGGTTCAATAGGTAAAGCTGCTGCTCCAAGTATTGAAGGTCTAACAAGAGTTGCAGAAACTAAAAGAAAAACTGATGCTGCAGCTAAAGCGA